ATAGCAAATCAAATATCACTAATGAAGAACCCAATCACAGCAAGTGGAGTACCATTTTAATGACTGAACAATCAAACGTAATTAACATTGATGGCAAAGAATACAAGCAAGAAGATTTGTCTGTAGAGCAGATAAGACTAGTAAGCAAGATTGCCAAGTATCAGAAGCAAAGCAATGAATTAAAAGATGCTTTTGAAGATGCCAATATATTACAGCAACAATATCTACAAGCATTAAAGACATCACTTAGCAATGATGAAACAACAAAAGCAATGGAAAATTCAAAGGTAGGATAATGCCACACTTATATGATCTTAATCCAAAATTAAAACCAAAGCCCCAGGCACAAGAAGAAAAACCAAAGCCGGTCAAAAAAGGTAGGCCTAAGAAAGAGGTTAAAGAGTAATGTCAAAACCAACTATGACAAGTCTACAAAGTGAAATTAACAGTCTGAAAACAATCATTGAAGATTTAGGGTCTAGATTAAGAAGGTTGGAGAACGGCTTGTATGCTGGGATGGGTTCAATAATTTTACTTTTGATTGGCTTGTTAGTGAGGTGAGGAGATGCTTGAAGCATTGGCATTAGCTAATGGTGCTTATGCAATAATAAAACAGACTATAGAAAATGGTAGAGAACTTACATCTGCTGGTTCAGCCATAGCTAAATTTGTAGGTGCAGAAGATCAGCTTCAGCAAGACCTTCACAAAAGAAAAAATAGTATATGGACTAACTTCTTAGGTAAGCAAGATAATGACCTGGAAGAGTTCATGGCCCTAGAGGAGATTAGACGTAAGAAAGAAACATTGAGAGAGTTCATGCAACTATATGGCCGTGCAAATTTATATAATGACTACCTTGCTCACTGTGCAGAAGCCAGGAAAAGAAGAAAAGAATCTGCTATTGCACGAAAGAAAAGATCAGAAAAAATCCAAGATATAATTTTAAAAGTTGTTTTAGGTATTTTGATTACTGCCCTATTCAGTGGTGTCATCACAGTCCTGGTAATCATTGCTAGAAAAAGAGGTCTCATATGACAGCCTTTATTCTGACATGCATGCTCGGCTCGGTATCAAGTGGGTCTATTTATTTTAAATCTGTGAACGATTGCACTTACTACTCCCAGGAATTAAGTGGACAGCAATTACAAACTGAGAACGGCATGAAAACTTACAAGTGTATTTGCAAGTTAGTTCCAAAGGTTAATCCAAAAAAAGTGAGGGTCTATTAATGGAGACAAAAAAACAACTTACCAAACGTCAAGAAGATACGATGAAGAAACATTCAAAGCATCATACATCTAAACATATGAGATTGATGAGATCAAAGATGCTCCAGGGAATGTCATTCGGAGAAGCTCACAAACTAGCACAAAAGAAAGTCGGAAAGTAATGACTGATAAAAAACCATTATCAGATTGGGGCAGTGTTAAGGTAAGTGATAATTCCTTTGAGTTGTCTCTACGAATATTAGGTAATGAGTTCGTGGCAATCAAAATCGGATCAACAAACTTTAGTGGGAAACTTATAGCTGGTGGAATCTTGTTATTATTTTTTACTCTAATTTTGCTAGAGGGTTTTGGTTTGAATGAAGTGTTAAAAGGAGGTTAGAATGTTACAAGCATTGATAGGACCAGTCACTGGTTTACTAGATAAGTTTATTCCTGATGCAGATCAGAAGGCAAAGCTGGCACATGACATAGCAACAATGTCTGAGAAGCATGCTCAAGAGATTGCCCTGGCACAAATCAAAGTTAATGAAGCAGAAGCAAAAGGTAACTGGTTTCAGTCATCCTGGAGACCAGCGACAGCTTGGGTATGTGTGCTGGGTTTCCTGGTCAATTTTCTAGTCAGTCCTATTTGTGCTGGGTTTGGAATTATTATTCCCCAGGCTGATACAGCAACTATGCTTCCGGTTTTGATGGGAATGCTAGGCCTTGCTGGAATGAGAACGGCAGAACGTCTAAAGGGAAAGGATAGAAAATGAAGAAGCCCTACCCTAAAGAAAAGTTCAAACGAAAGTTTGCCAAAGTTCCTAAGACTAAGAAAGGCACACCAGTTAAATATGTAGCTGGTGCAAAGAACCCTTCAGCTAGAGAAGCTGAGATTAAGAGGACTGCCAGGTTATATAAGGAAGGTAAACTTACACCAGCCATGATGGATAGAATAAGTAAGCAAAGGAGTAAAGGATGAAGTATTCAAGTATCCCTGGAGCATCAAGGTATAGTAAATCAACATTAGATAAAGTCTACAAGAGAGGAATGGGAGCATACTATTCTTCAGGTAGTAGACCAAAGACATCAGCCCACGCTTGGGCTATGGGAAGAGTTCGATCCTTTGTCACCGGCAAGGGTGGAGCAAGGAAGGCAGATAAAGATTTAACTTAAAAGAAAGGATAATATCATGCCAGGAAGTTATGGAAGTTATTCAAACAAACAAAAGAAAATTGCAAAGATGTCAGGCAATAAAAAGAAGATGGAAGCATCTGATTTTAAGAAGCTTAGAATGTTTGCTAAAAAGAAAAAGAAAACAGCGACTGCCTAATGGATATCGAAAAGCTTAGAGAAGATTTGATAATCGATGAAGGCACTAAGGATGAAATCTATTTAGATCATCTTGGGTTACCTACATTTGGTATCGGACATTTAGTCACTGAATGGGATGAAGAATATGGTAAGCCAGTAGGCACTCCAGTATCTCAAGAAAGAGTGAAGCAATGTTTCCAAATGGATGTCCAGGGTACAATCAGTGAATGTAAAGTTTTGTTTGATGATTTTGATGAGCTTCCTGAAGAGGTAAAACAAATCATTGGCAACCTCATGTTCAATATGGGCCGACCTCGTTTATCTAAATTTGTTAAGTTTCGAGAAGCTGTAAAAAATAGAGACTGGGTTGAAAGTGGAAAGCAGTTAAAAAACTCTCGCTATTACACTCAGGTAACAGCAAGAGCCGATAGGTTAATTGAAAGATTAAATGCCATCTAGTTCTAGAGCTATTGCTCTTTTACGGCCAGGTAGTTTTCTAATCCACCCTCTTTCTTCCATGCCTTTAAGATGGAATTGTATTGTTGACATTGCAAGAATGTTAAAGTGATCAGCTATTTCCCATTGTAATGGCATCTCACCTTTTTCTTCATAGTACTCTTTCATAAAATTAAAAATTTGATTTTGTTTTTTAGTCATCGGAATTTTTGTCTGCGACATAATACTTCTCCATCTCCATTTCTATTTCTGATTGTTCTAAAGAATTAAGCTTGGCGATCTCATCCATATTTTTTTGTCTAAGATCATTGAACAAAATATTTTTTTTGTCCTGACTGTTATTGCTTTTCTCGATTTGAGATAATGTATCTATAAATTTCATGATGAAATCACTGGCATTGGCATAAACAATAGGTTCATGTGGGCCAATAAAATGCATTATGTATTTAACGTCAGTTTTAGCCTTCTCTATAGACTTAACTTTGTTTTTGATATCATCAATCACATCAGTATTCTTACTGCTATCAGTGACGTTCTTAGGCTCTTTTTTTTCAGGGTAATCTTGAGCTTCCTCGGCAGTGATTAAACCTTTGATCGCATCCGGAAAAGCATCCCTGAGAGCAAAGCCCCTGGCCCTAAGTTGTAACATTCTTTTCGTATAGTTTTTCCAAGGACCTGGTTTATTAGTCAAGCCGGCTCGCTGTGCATCCTTATATGAAAATTCAGAAGTTGTTTCTTCTATCTCACCATGAACATTTCTTTTGACCAGGCAGACAGCCTTATCTTCTTCTTCAACATAAGTCTCACTAATACCTCTCCAATCAGGATGGGCCTTGCAGACGGCTATCATAGAATCTCCCCATAGTGAAGGCCTACCATTTATGACTGCAATATTCTGAAGAGCTTGCATAGGAGCTAGACCAATCTCATAGCCCCATTGAATAGCTACCAAGATATTATTTGGTTTACCCTGGAAGTCTTTTGGTATGTGAGTAGACGATGCTAGAAACTTTGAGAACTCAATAGCTTCAGTCATGTTAGTTGGATTTAAAGTTGGTAATGTCATTTAGTTCTCCTTCTTTTCAATTTTAAATTTTCTATACCAAGATGCATCTTTTGCTGGCACTAACTTCTCAGGTTGTGCTTTTCTTTTGACGATAGGATTAAGTATTTTGTACTCCCCTATCTCGGCTATCTCGGCATCATTCTGTTCCATAACAAGCTCTAATGCTTCCTGACATTCTTGCCTGGTGGTAGTCCATTCCCTTACCTCGGCATCAGCCTTGGCCCAATCCATAGCTATACGAATAACTTCATTTTTAGTCTTTAGATGGTCTAGGTTTATGGTGTAAGGTTTACCATTATCTAATGGTGGGTATGGCTCATTCATGTCAACCTTCTGCCAAAACTCAGCAACCTTTTCCATGATGATAGCATGGAGTTCTTGGTCAGCTTTGTAAGGTACAAGGTTTAGTCTTTGTGATTTCCCAAAGATAGCAATGATGCCCCACTTCAAACCACTACATAATAACTGTGTCTGTAGCTGAATAACCTGGTCAGGCCTGGGGAAGTCATCAGTGTTTGTAGTCTTTATTTCTAATGCACCCATACCGGTTAAAACCATATGGCCTTTAGTCTGAGGGTCTTGCATTGTGATCTCACCATCTATCTGCACGATAGCATCAAGAGATGCACACAATCCCAGGTCAGGTAATCTGTGACCATCAGTGACATCATGTACCCTGACATCAGCAACACCCTCACCTATCTTAGCAAGCTTATCTATTGACCAAACAATGATTGCTTCTTCCAGGTAATTACCTCTTTCTTTTGCATCTTGTGCAAAGTCAGATTCAATGGTAGGTATATTCTGTCTTGCATGAATAGTTTTTTGTCTTTCTCTTTCATTAGTTGAAAATTTAGTCTGACCCAAAACTATAGCTGGAACTCTTGAAGCACCTAGTTCCTTAGTATCGTCTGAAAATTTAGCCATTTATCACTCCATAATTAAGAGCAAAGCAAGCATCATCAATTAGACATACTAGATGTAGTAGGTAATAGATGTAGACCATTGTAAAAATAGATGCTAAGATATAACCAAGTACCCTCAATACTTTTATAAAAGCTAGAGGGTTGTGCCAAAACGTAGGCAAAATACTTCTTACATTGTATATATTATGCGACAAGTTGCCCTTATTATTATATCCCTCATTGCTAAGTGATTGTTTACTAACCATGTTTAGTCTCCTTCTGATTAATGGTTTGTGTGTACTACCTCTAGAAGTATGTGTCAAAATGCCCCCTAAATGTAGTAGTTCGATTTTTAATCGTTTGTTTTTGTTAGAAATATTATTCATTATCTAAGCCCATGTATGCCGTATAGAAACCAAAAGTCTGTTCTAGATTTTATACTAAAGTTTGCCCTGGTAATAGCATCTTGTGCATCAAGGCATCTTTGAAAAACAGACTTGCTGGTATCTCTATGAATAGACTGTAGCTCCCTGGATAATTTCTTTAGTTCCTGAGAAGCTGATTGAATACTCTTTCTACTTATAATTGGGATAGTCACTCTGACTGCTGTTCTTGCACCTTTATAATGCATATAATGTTCGTGATTTAAAACAGCTTTGGCTACCTTTTCTTTTTGTGGTCCAGTAAGTGTTGGAAAATGATCGCTAAGATTATGGCCGTTGATATTTCTTTTGCCTATCTTATCGATCCTAGACTGTATTATTTTACCAAATTTGTCCTTCATGATTTATCCTTTTTCTGAAATTTTACAATATCAGGATGAGAATGATAATCAATGTCAACTGGCTCATCGCTCAGATGCTTGTAGAGTGTAAAGTCATTTTCCACTAGATCGGCTAATCTTGTAAGATCATTCCATCGGCCTTTAGTTACCTTTTTGGCCAGGTCTTTTCGAGCATTAAGATAACCTACAAATGCTTCATACATAACGTCAGTTCCTTTAAAAGCCACACGATTAGCTGATCTTTCAACTTCCAACCAGCCTTCAGCTTCGCATTCATCAACCATGTTTGAGATCGATTGTCTTGTTGCCCTGAGTTCTTCAGCAACAAATGATATAGTGTAAAACTCACTAACGATGTAAGCGTAAACCACATATCGAGCAAAAACATTTCTAAGTGGTGTTGAATTAAAATATCTTTGTATTCTAGAATTTAATCTATCTTGTCTTTCCTGGTATATCTTTATCTCTAATTCACATAAGACTTTAGACATTTCCATATCAAGATAATTTTGTAACTGTTTCTTTTTCATTGTTGCTCCAATCTTTTAACGACATTGCGAACTGTAGATGCATACCAATCACCACCTCTTGCAGTGGTTACACCCATTTGATTTAGTTGTATGGCAATCTCTCTATAGCTATCACCACATTTAAGAAGCTTCATGATTGTAGGGCCTACGATCTTAGCAAAGCCGTCACTCTCAGCCTTCACAACTTCACCAGCCCTGGCCCTTGCTTTATCCATATGATCATGGATGCCAAGCTTAGTAATAGTACGGCCTGACCTGGTTTGATACTCGCCCTTCTCACGAAGTTCTTGTTTGATTTTACTAAGACCTGACTTAGTTCTTTCAGCTATCCTACGTCTTTCCATAGCACCGAAGTACGCTTTCATAGAAAACCTTTCCCAGCTTTCGGATATCTCAGGCTCATTGCAGACAACAAATTTGATCTTGCCCTTCTCCAGCTTCTCTTCAAAGAAGTCTAGAGTGTCTTGCATCCTACGACTGAATCTCTCCAGGTCAGCTACAATAATAGTAGCCTTGTTAACCTTGGCAGTCTCAATACATTTAGATAGCTCAGGTCTTTTAGAAGGTGAAATCTTACCTGAGACACCCTCTTCCTTAAACCACATAACCTGGTGATCACCACCATTGAGCCACTTCTTGATCTCCATCTCTTGCCTGGCAACATCCTGGCTGTCTGTCGATACCCTTACATAGGCACAATAGACACCACCATGTTCTTGACCGGCAGTATTCTTAACCCTCATTAGTTTGCTCCCTTTCCTGGTATAAAATGTATATCGCCTTCATAATCCTGGACCATGATCTCTTTTACACCAGCTTTGACTGCAACATCTTTGGCCATCATTATAAAGACATCATGCTCATCAGAAGGTACTGCAACCTCGATCTTTTCGCATGGCAGTCCTTTAGTATGTCCTTCACATATGCCGGTCACTGGGTAATGTGTACATCCACCAAACTCAATATAAAAATCGTCAATAGTTTTACTGAGCAGTTCTTTAGTACTGCCCAGCTTTGTTTCATGTGGAATGATTATGTATGATAGTTTCATTGTGTCACCTCACTATCAGCCCAGCTATTGCCGTTTGATATACACTTTGCCCCAGGACCACCAGTAAGAGCATAAACCTTGCCCTCTTGTGGTTTGTTAGTAAGAATATAAGTTTCATAACCAACATGATCATCAACAATAAAGTCAGTCTTAGACAGCACTTCCATAAATTTAAGAAACACGCTCTTGCTGTCGATGAACAATGCATTCTCATCAACCTGGTCAATGCTGATCCACTTTGAACCAAGACCATCAAGCTGTATAGACTGCATAAGTTTGTTGATGTATTTCTCAGCCGTCTTAGTTTCAGCTTCAATGATGTAGCCAGTTCTGCCTTTACCACCTACGGCTAAAGATTTCATTAGTACCAAGTCTCTTTGATCAGATGATTTCCAGTTATAAAATTTCATTAGTTAGCCCCTTTTTTGTTAATACCGATGTAAGACCGATGCCTTACCTATATACATATATCACATAGATATCTAATATACAAGTCCTAGAGGTAAAAAAATGAAAATAGGTTATGTACACATGGATAGTGAGATAGAAATAGTTCCCTTTTATTGTCGTTTATCAAGAGGTTGTTACGATATGTTAAAGTCTCAGGCCAAGAAAGAACGCTGGTCAATGGCTGGATTAACTGAGCATATATTGCGAGAAGGATTAAGGAAAAGAATACCTGGGTCAATTAGTAACGATATCATATTCGATGATCAAAAGGAACAGATAGAAGATTTACATATAGCTGAGAAGCTAGATCAGATGGTTAAAGCTAATGACAAAGTATAGAGCTATTAGAACTATGGTTGATGGTATTTACTTTGATAGTAAAAGAGAAGCCAATAGATATTCCGAGCTAAAGATGATGGAAAAGGCCGGAATCATAGCCAGTTTAAAGTTACAGCCGGAGTTTAAATGTCAGATAGATGGCAAGAAGATATGCACATATAAAGCAGACTTTGAGTATCTTATGGTCGATGAAGAAGGCCCTGATGGACAAATAGGTTATTA